TTTGCTCCAATTGGGCCAATTTCACTTCCGCTTCGCTTTTACGTTCTGCTGGCGTTTTCTTTATTTTCCAAAAAGTCCACATTATGTATTTCTCTTTTTTCCAATCGTATATTTTGCTTCGAGTATCCATTCAGATTTTTCTTTATGCGAAATAATTTTGATTTGACTAATTGGTGATTTCAAATCAAAAAGTTCGTCATTATTAATAACTGCGACCAAATTCCAATCTTCTAGCAACTGTGCAATAGCGTTGCGTCTACCACGATCTTCGTCTGAGAAGTCGGTAGATTTTCCATCAAGGGCAAAAAGTTCTTTAAAATGAACAATATAATAACGACCTCGTTTATGTAAAATATGGCAGGATTGATAAAGTTTCTTTTCTTTACGAGACGCTACACCAATTCGTGTTAGTGTTTCCTTGATCTTTAGGAAATCTTCTTCACTAGCTAGTTTCACCTCCACAAATGATTCTAAAATTGACATAGTTTCGATACCTCATTGTTTTCTCCATTATTTATTATTTTTGGAGTTTTTCGACTCGGGATTGAAAAACCGTTCTATAATTTCTTCCCGTTGCTTGTTGGTCAAAACGCCCCAAGCAATCTCAGCCTTACGCAACGAAATATTCGAAATCTTAGCCAGTTCTTCGATATATTTATCATCAGAATTCTTATCCTTTTTCAACCACTTAGCATACCGGTGATCTTTGGGCAGAGAATAAAAATAAAAATCATATTGCATCTTCTTGGGCAATTGATGATATACGTTCATTCTATCCGCATAATATAGATATTCCGGGAAAGACGCAATTGACTTATTGACGATCCATGATGTATATACCTTCTCGGTTTCTTCATCAAAAATATAGTTCTTATGGTTCTTCATGGAATTGAGAAGCGCCCACACGTCAATACGCTTCTCAGTATTTTTTTCGGTCATAGGAATTCACACTCACGAATAATTTCAACAAAGAAAGCCAAAAGGTTCAATTCCTGATTAGCAACAAAACTACCCTTGTATTGATACTCGGCAATCTTAAGGATAAGGACAGGAATAGAACGCTTACTGAATGATGAATCGGAATACTCATAGATCATGCTGAATACGTCATTCTGATCAATGTCAGTGTTTTCGGCTGTCCACTTGCGAAGAGCATCAAATTCCTTATTTTTACAAAGATTGATGACTTCCTTAATGGGGACTTCCTGAAACCTAGACAGAATACCGTTATCAATCGCACCGGTAGCAGAATAACGTTGCAATTCATTTAAAATACGACGCCAATCAGGGAAGTGCTTGGTAATGACAACAGACAGAACCTTCTTGTCATATGAAACGTTCTCTGCATTCAGAATGAATTCAGCCCGCTTCATGAACTGCATGGCGATCTTGGGCATTTCATCTTTTTTGATATTGAACTCAACCACTGGCGCACGAGATTGCAAAGCAGGAATAATTCTATTCTTGTTGTTGCAAGTCAGAATGAAACCACAATTCTTTGAAAATTCTTCCATAAAATTGCGAAGAGCAGGCTGAGTAGAATTGGGATTTAGATAATCTGCTTCGTCCAAAATGACATACTTGCGGGTTCCATTGAAAGACATGGAAGATGCGAAGTTGGCAATATCGTTTCGTAGAGTGTCGATGTTACCATTTAGCGACCCATTGATGACGATATAATCACAATCAATTTCTTCAAGGATAGCGCGAGCAACAGTGGTCTTACCAATCCCAGGACCACCAAACAAAGTCATGTTGGGTAGATTCTTGTCATCAACAAACTTTTGAAAGATCGTTTTCAAATCAATAGGAAGGATAGTATCGGCAATAGTGTGAGGACGATATTTCTCGACCCACAAAAAGTGCTCAAGCATTTTTAGCTCCATAATATAAAGGGGGATATACATATGAATATACCCCCCTTGTTGAATTGTGTCAAGTAGTTTCTTAGGATTCCAGAGCGATCCAGTATTCGATATCTTCGCCCCTGAAATACGCAGCACTGGGTGATAACTGAACCTGATAATCGCCAGCTACCATCTTAAGATTTTCTTGTCGCAGAATGGAACGGAAAGTCTTAGTGGTTTCACCAATTACGATACTGAAATTATCATTCTGCTTGCTGTCAATTGCTTGTAGCATGACTTGGTTGCCGTCACCTGAAATTGCGATATCTGAAAGACCAAGAACACCAAGTGCCTTATTAACGTCCTGAATATTCTTGTGCGTTAAAATAACTTCGGCTTCAACATTACGTAACGTTGGATTTTTATCACGAACAGGAAGTGCAAGCAAAGATGGTTCAGTATAGTGATAAACAACAGATCGCTGATCATCCTTAATTAGAACCGAATGCTCGCCAAAAATCAACTCAGGATTGCCGAGCAAACTAATGGTGTTAATAAAACGTGACAAGTTGTATACAGCGAATTCAGTATCAAAAACATCAGGCACAGTAGCCACAGCCATAACGCTTTGAGTGGGAGACATAGTTCGGATAACAGAACCTTTCTTGATCAGAGCAGACGGATTGATCGAAGCAAAATTCTTCAAAACATTCAAAGTCTTAGGGTTTAAAATCATTATATCCTCATCATATAAAAGTTACTGGCAGTCAAGTATAACCCAACTGCCAGCGTTCGTCAACTTAATTCTTTTTTCCTAGCATTTCTGGTGCAGCCGTTGCAGGTGCTCCAATAGATGCGAGGTCTGCAAGAGAACCACCAAAGATATAGCTACCAACGTGCTGAAGACGCATCCAAGGACAATACCAAATTTTACCACCAATCTTACCTAGATAATGACAAAACCAATAATCTTCGGAAAGATAACGCTTCGATTCCGGTTCGATCTCGGCCTGGAAATACATATGAATTTCGCGGGTTCCATCGAAATGTTCTGTGCGGATGTGATCCGGCTTATAGGAATATTGAGGATAAGCGTCACGGAATTTTTCAAAAGTGCTTTTACGAGTCATCATGAAACCGGTGCCAATTTCAGAAACTTCGATAGGCTCATCAATACGGAATGAACCGCCACCGCCTTTTGGATTGAAAACATAATCACCAACGAAACGTTCTAGTGCATTAGGGTTTTCATCTGCCATACCCTTATCAACAGCAAGTTTAATCTTTTCCCAGCTAATGCACTTCTTGGGATAAGGACCAGCAAGAACATCATAGTCGGAATCATCAGACTGCAAAGCCAACATTGCAAGAACATCACGCGGATCGAAACCAATATCCGAATCGATGAACATCATATGTGTGCAATCAGAACGCATGAATTCATCAACGCAATAATTACGAGCACGAGTAATAAGAGATTCGTTAAAGAGGAAGTAAGACTGCATATGAATACCATTTGCTGCGCACATTGCAGTCAAATCAGCAACAGATTTGGCGAACATCCCTACACATTGACCCATTTATATTCACATGAATTCGCAAAATTCATATCGTTTCTTTTGAGAAACTGCTTTATATTTCTATAAAGATTAGACTATATCTTCATCCTATTTCAAATAGGAGTTGAGCACTTCGAGAATCGTCGGCTTATTCTCTACTCCCTTACGGGATAGTCGTTGAACCTTCACCATATCATTTTTAATGACTTAGGGGCTTGGCTGCTGATTGTCCAATCCAATGTTTTTCGGTCTGTTCGATACATTTTTCAGTATATCGTGTAGATCATTGGCTCTAAGGAGTTTCCAGCAATTCACTCAATTATCGTAATAAATTACTAAATTACGAGGCAGAACTACCATACATTGGCACACATAACATAAGACGACGCTTGCGAAGATCGTCCATTTCAATTTTAATTTCCATTATATTTCACCTTCTTTTCTATAATGATCGATATAAAGCGTCAGCATAATATAATGCATTGCTTTCATTAGGTCTTTTTTGTTTTTGCCTTCTTTGGAACCATAACGCCAGAGATACTTTTCGGCAGTATCAACACACGTAGTAGCAGCAGTTCCACGAGCAATCCATGCGTCAAGGCATTCGATATTTTCTTTCTTGTAGTGCTCTCCATATGTTTTGTTCACATATTCAAGCATATCTTCAAGAATGGTTGCTTCTTTGTATTTATACGTTGGCGAAATGGTAGGACCAACAATTTTGTTCGAGTTTTTAACTTGTAAACTATGTATATAATTTTGTGATATATCTATCGCAGGATTAAATACAGTTGTATCTGGAATAGGATTGATGTTTCCACCATTAATTACTCTACTCATCAGAATGTTTTACCTCCTGCCTTTTCTCTGTTTGCAAGTTGGTGGTCTTCTCTGTGTGCATTGTAGTCATGTTTTTCTGCAATTGCGCCAGCGATATCAAGGTTAAGCGACCCACCAAGGTCCAGTATGCGGATAATACAGTCAGCAAGTTCTACCTCAATCATTTGTCGTTCGGTGAGATGATCATCCATCAAACCCTTACGCGCACCTTCAAGTGCTTCTGAAAGTTCTGAGTGGCACAAAGCAATCAAAGTTCCGATTTCGCGGGGCTTCTTATGCCACCCCATATTTACGGATTGATTATGCAATTTTTCCTGAACACCACGAAGTGACTTTACTTCTGCTGTCGTGAGCGAAAATTCTGTTTTTTTACTCTTTGGCATCATGTTTCCCTTCAGCTACTTCTGTCATAATAATCTTGGCATTTTCAGGACCAAGTGTTGTTTCATAAATGTGCTTTGCTGATGAAAGCATAGACGACGCCAGCATGAGCAATTGGTAAGGGTTATCGCACATCATGATGAGACTGTCGATATTACTCATCATTACTTCGATTTGTTTGTTTACTGTTTCTCCGTTGTCGATTTCATTCATTGTGTGATCCATGTTGGGGGTTGACGATTTTTCCAAGAGTGTAGCGAAGCTTTGCCCACCTTGTAGTAGTTACGGTAGTTAATAACGGGATCATCACTAATGATGTATTGCGCATCCATACATGAAGGTATAGGTGTCATATCCCAATTCTTGAGGTTCAGAGGTGGTGATTGTAGAAGGAAGCCCATATCATAGCATTTATGGGTTTTGTTGTAGCGAACATTATATTCCATGCACAAAGCAAAGAAATGTTCTACGAGCCAATTATAATTACCGATAGATTCACGGCACCATACAGCAGAAGGATGGTTGACGTGGGTAGCCGCATACAACACATTTTCGCGTTCATCTCTTAGTATCCATCGCTGAACATTGCGATTTGTTTTAGTTTTACCGATAAACTGCTCACCATCAAGAACACGATGAGCAGTTGATAGAAGTTGGGCTGACTCCAAAATCATTTTTACTACATGCTTATCAACTAGTGATTGTGCAGCTAAATCAGGATTGGTATCAGTAAAAAAGATGTTCACTTATGTTGTCTTTCCCATTGTTTTGATTTACGAAAAGCTTGTTCACGGTGGATAGGATTAGCACGACGATAAAACTCATAACCATCTAGAAAGTCCATACTTTGTAGAAAAGCTCGGGCCGTCAAACCTGTATATGTCTCGGTTCTGACCTCGCTATTCGGAGTAGCGAATCGAACCTTAATATGTCTAGGTCTGCGTATCTTAACCGATAATCCAGGCCATGTCAAGCTTTTTTCTTCAAGAATGATAGTTTCTGCGCTGGGCATAACAATACGTGGGTTGAAGCATACGAAATTTTGTGGTTCACCACGCATTGCAAAAACTCGATATGGTAAACCCATTTGTGGTGCCGCTAATGTAATTCCCCCATACTCATACATGACTTTAACAAGTTCCTGAGCAAATTCAATAGGATCGCACGGCGGGTCTTTAAAATCAAAGTTATTACTTTTTTCTTTTAGAAAGGTAAATTTTTGTGTCATGCTGCGGATTCCATCTTAGAGAAATTTTTGTGTTTCGTGAACCGAATGATATTACTGAACTTGTCATTCATTTGTTCCTTATGTGATATAACGAACATACTGTTATCGGCTGCGAGTGATTGGATGATAACCATAAGTTGATCTGTCCCCGATGAGTCTAATGAACTATCAAAAACCTCATCCAAAATCAACAAGTTAGTGCTGACTGAGTTACGAAGTTTGGCTACTGCTCTCCATGTGAACAACAAGGCCAAATCAATTTTTTGTTTTTCACCCTCAGAGAATGATGCATAACTAAAATCATCGCGGTATCTTGATTTGATGCTTTCTTGAAATTCACTGTTCATTTCAAAGCTAACAAAAAAATCCATCATTGCTAGATACTTGTTGACCAATTTGTTGATAACCGGAATATATTGGTTGATGATCTTTGTTTTGATACCACCGTCCTTTAACATAAGAGCAGCAGCGGCCAGCACTTGACGATCTTCCTGTAGGGTATTGAATTTATTTTCAATGGTGGTTAAGTCTTTTTCGAGATCAGCAATTTTCGTTTCAGTTGTTTGCTTTACCGATTTTTTTGCGTTATCAATTTCGTTTTGAGCAGACACACAAATTGACTTGTAGTGTTTGATCGAATTTTGAACTTCCACAAAAAGAGAATTTACGGCATAAAGTTTGTCACTAATTTCACTGTGTTTTACTGCACGTTCTCTAACTTTATTGTTAGCGTCTTCCCATTTAATCATTGCTTTGTCAATTTTATCAATTTTAGCTTGTCTATCCTGCACAATTTCGGCTGCAAAAGAAGGTTCAATACCCTGTGAGCACGTTGGGCAATTTTCATGTTTTTTGAAGAAGGAGATTTCTTTCTTTAAAATATCTCGATTATTCATAGACTTGGTGCGGTAATCACGAAGCTTATTTAAATCGTTATCGATGTGAACTTTATCTTCTCTTTGAGAGACCAGTTCATCAATTTGTTTTTGTAAAGTTTCTAGTTCATGCTTATCTGTTTCAATATGAGCCGTATATTCATCGATTACCGACTGCTTATTTTTGATAAATTCATCATTCTTGGAGCGAATTTCTTTAAGATATTGATGGACCATATCAATCTTGGTCTTGACTACCTTTTTATCATTTTCGGTTTCTTGAACATCTTTTTCGTTTTGCTGAATTTGTTCCTTAAGCAAAACATTCATTTTGGTAAAAATTTCAAGATCAAGAAGGTCTTCGATGATGGCTCTACGGTTTGGACCTGTAAGTTGCATAAACGGAACAAACGAAGCGGACCCAAGAACAACAACCTGACAGAATGATTTGAAATTGATTTTGAGGATTTGTTTTTCAAGAATTGCCTGATAATCTTTCATCTCGGCATCTTGGTTCATCAGTTTTTCGTTGCAGTATACCTCAAAGATATTAGGCTTTATACCACGAACGATACGATAGATGTTTGAACCAGACCAAAATTCGATCTCAACTACAGCATCTTTACGTGTGATAGAATTTACTAGCTGGCCTTTATTGATATTACGAAAAGGCTTACCAAACAAACCAAAGGTCAACGCATCCAGCATAGTTGACTTACCGGAACCATTTTCACCAACAATGAGTGTGGTCCCTGCTTTGCTTAGATCAATTTCTGTGAAAATATTTCCCGTAGAAAGAAAATTCTTCCAACGAATAAATTTAAATTCAATATTCATTCAAGTGTTGCCGCTTCACGATAGAGGTTAATCATTACGTCTTCAAGTTTTTGCTTATTGACAGAACCAGATATATCATTGATATGATTACGAAAAATGTCGATAGTGTTTTCGATATCTTCGGCAATATCAGATTCTTCTTGTAGGTCTAGATTCAAATGATCTTCAACAATCTGAATATCCAAAGCACCGGCCTTTTCGACTTTTTCACAAAACATATCAAACCAGTAAGGATTGGTTTTATTACGAACAACGATTTTGCATAGCACACCGTTAAAGGCACTGAAATCACAATTAAGTAGTTCATCGGAGGTGCAGTTGCTGTCATCATAGAACGCTTTCATGAACATTCTATATGGG